AGTAGTGAACTCCCTTAATATACAAAAACTCAAACTCAACTCTCATGGAAAACATAAGGAAACTTGAGGCACAGCGAAGGAAGGAATATTTGAGAGCTGAAACAGAGATAAGAAACAACAATGTTTTCGAAAAGGACATATTGCAGAAGTTTCTACATATTGTTGGCAAGAAACAGAGGCATTACACTATTTCTTCAAAAAAGAAGGAAGTTCAGGATATTTTTAATAAATGTTCAACAAATCCTGGGTTTACTAAAGATGTGATTGATCTAGCTGAGAGGATACTGTATGCACCACCCAATTTGAATCAGATTGATTTTGCAATGACAATTGTTTCCCTTATAGAGATGCAGAGGCATGATGACTTGATTCACAAGCTGAATGAACTTTTGGTGAGGTCTGGCATGAAAGTGATATCATTTGAATTTAAGTTATGTGATCACTTCCCATTCACAAACAGTATTCTGACTCCTGATATACTGTTTGAAGATCCATATGGTTCTCGCTATATACTTGAAGTTAAAGTGAGGAATAAACATACAGATTTGGAGCATTATTACATGAGATATAAGAAAGTTGTGGGTGTTCATGCCAAAGTTGGTGTATTCAATTTGTCACAGTCTGGTTACATGCAACACGGCGATTATAAACTTTCTGAAAAAATCAATCTTGAATCAGATGATTTTGATGATATTTTGCTTTGTGTTGAATTGGCTGGTAAAATCAGGGAGAAATATATACAATATCCACAGTATTTCCTTTACACGCTACAATCTGAAGTCACAAATCCAGATAGTTTCCTTGATGGCTTCAAAACTAGATTATCTGATCTTTCAATGTTTGAAGAAATTAAGAGTGGTTTTGGTGATTATTGGAATGATATAACATATCACATGGATAATTACAGTTTGATTGACAATCATGATGAAGTTACTGAAGATCTTCTAAATTCCACTGATGACCTAACACAGTATTGCAACGATTTGTATGATGAGTTCCTGGATCATAGTCAATCTTACTCCAGACAAGGTAAGTATGGTAAGACAATACTGAGGAATTCAGGTCTTGATAACATAATTGACAAAAAAAACAGATCGAAGTACACCATAACTTCAAAGCTGAAACCTAGTGTTTATATACCAATAACAAAAACCATAAAACTGGACACTTATGGTGGTTCAAGGTTGAAATTTTACAAAGATGCCTTCATTAATATAAAGTGCACTGGTGATTCTTATTCAAGGTCTGCATACAATCTGGTTGATAATGTTTTTAACACTAGTAGCATAGACCTGCTTATGACCAAAGATGATAAAATTGATCCTAGTTTATACTATGAGGTGCTAGATCCAGGCTTTATTGCTCATTTGCATGATGATCAAGTCAAATATAAGAAGATTGCAAAGGTGACAAATATCACAAGTGACATGACTATTCTTGCAAATAATTCATTCTCAATCCATTGTCATACTGATCAACGGTTGAAAGACAACATTTGCGGTTACGATAAAAAACATTATGACTCCACACAAAAAGCTAAGGAGTGCTTAGATTTTTCCAACAGCTCTCTTCTGTTACCATCACTGGGCGTACACCTTTCTGCAATATTTAAATCTGAACACCATGCAGGAGTTTATTGGAATGACCTTGTTACATTGGGAACTGATAATCTTAATCACATGACATCAGACATCCCAGAAGAAGCACAAACAAAATTTTTGGAGCATCTGTATAATTCACACATAATATTTAAAGCGATTATTTCACTGAATACAATAAACTCACACAAATTTCGTTTATTACAATCACCAGATCCAGGAACCATAATAATACTACTTCCAAATTCTGATGGGTTGAAAGGTGCCCCATTAAGGTATTTTGTTGTTTCCATATTACAAAAACAGGACAATGATTCAATTGAAGCTAACAAGCTACTTGGGATCTATCATTCTCATACAGAGTCAAAAAAATACAAGATTATGTTGTCCAAAGTTATTTCATTAGATATAACCAGGTTAAAGTTGCTTTCAAATTCATTTGTAAAATACTCACTTTTGATATCATATTATTCACAGTTTAAAAAAAGTCTAAAATTTGACACTCATATGCTATCATGGATGCTTTCACAAGTTACAACTATAGCTTCACTTTCAATAACTGATGTGTACAAAAATTTCATCATGGCCATATATTCAGATTATTCAAACATAGATGACCTAATTAATGACAAGCTTGAATGTCGACCAAGAACATTGGGTCATGTGTTTGTTATGAAGCATCTGTTTCAGGGAATAACTAGTGCAGTTGAACAGTTAGGTAAAATAAACAAGAACAAGCTGATAGCAGATGTTAATGATGAAGGTGAACTGATATCTACTGGTTTTGATCCAAATCTTAGACTGAAGTTGCCAATAAGTCAACTTAGCACGAATAATCCCAAAGAGATCATACATGAGTCCTTCATATTGTTTTATCTTGGAAATAAAGGTTTACATGGTTCACCACAAGAGCTGTTAAATCTGTATTACACACCAATGCAATTTGAGTCTGAGTACACAAAAATGATGACTGACTGTGGACTCTATTGTCAGGAATTAGGAAATAATGGTAATCTATCATTCTCATTTCAAGCAATGTTTTTAACTTCCAAAGTGGCATATGCAAAGTTATTGAACAACACTGATGAAATAAGGAGGTCACTAGTTAAAGAGATGAAAATGGATGAACCAATAATGTCAATAAAACAGTTTTCATCAACAAAATCTATGGTTTCAAATAGTGTTCCTGATATGTCTATTAAAGATTGCAATCTGAACAAAAACATTGATGTTATTCAGCTTGAAAGGTATATTGACACCAGTTTAATCTCAGACCCAATGAAGTATATCACTTTAATGAACAATTCTATTGAGTCAATAAATCAAGAAAGATTATTGATATATAAAGACAAATTGAACAAAGGTATTGTTTTATTGCCTAAACTGATATTAACAACTTTCAAAGGAAAGAGTTTTATTGGTCTGGAAAACCATTATTACACCAAGTTAGTTTCGGGCGATTACATTAAACAAACCAATACTAAGGTATTCGATGAGTTTTATAGATTGACAGATGAAATTCAAGAAGAAAAATTAAGAGGGTTTTATAAAGGATATATAACAGAAGGGGATCTTTTGGTAAGAATCTTTAATAAAGATCAAAGGACCACAGATGATCGTGAAATCTACACAGGTAATGCACAAGTTAGACTCTGTTTATACCCACTTGAAATGACATTCAAATCGATATGCAAAAAGATACCTGAGGAAGCTATAACTATTTCTGGTGATCAGAAGCAGAGGAAATTACTTGAACAACGTCTTGCATTGATAAAAACTAAAAGACAATTTAACAAGTCAGGTTATAAAACTGAGATTTATTCAGTTTCATCAGATGCATCAAAATGGTCTGCTCGAGATTTGTTACCAAAATTCATAATAAGCATTGCAACTAATCCATACCTCACATCAGATGAGAAATATTTCCTTGTGTATTTATTGGTTAGGTATTATGATAAAAAGATAGTGTTAACAGATTCTGCCTTTAGTAATGCTTTAAGATTTAGTAGAGAAGATATCAATGGTAAATATGAAGAGATGACTAACAATTTTACACAAAACTGGTTTAATGTTAGATCTAATTGGCTACAGGGCAATCTCAACATGACCTCATCATTTGTTCATCATTGTAGTACAATTATGACTGATACGCTTTTATCAATTAGTGCTAAACACAATGGATTTGAGGCTGTCATGACATCTATGGTACACTCTGATGATTCCACTTATGATTTCCTAATTGCTAAAAATTCAAAAACAAGTTCATATATAAACAATGAAGCCAATATGGGTAGATTTATAATTTCGCTGATAACATACTCAAACAAGAAACACTGTATAACTTTAAATGAAAAGAAAACCTATATAAGCACATTTTATAAAGAATTCTTATCAACAACCATAGTTAGTAATGAGCTATTTTTCTTTTACATGGCTGATCTTATGCCCATATCTAGCGACACTAGTTACAAGTCTCCATTAGAAGATTTGGCATCTTACACAGGATACATAAACAACTCATTCTCACATGCATGTCCTATTCAAATTTTGAAATGTGCAATCACTCTCCTAAATCATCTAACATTATCAACATATAACATGCAATATACTTCTGAGAAGAATCCTAGATGTAATATACCAAATTCTACTGATTTGCCTATACAGATTTATCCAAGATATAAATTACCATTATCATTAGCTGGTTGTATTCCATATTATTCATCAGACGCATATAACATATTAGATGATATCATCAAAACTTTAGAAAAAAACAAGGTTATTAAAAATTCATTGCTTGAAGATGTTATAGACGATGAAACCCTTGATGAATATATAACACTTGTGAATAAGCAAAAGCCTGAATATGCCAAATATATTCAAGCTTGCCTATTGACTATGGATTATACTCAGTATGAGAGAGATGACGAAGACCCATATAATATAGTTGATTATGACCTAAGCCAAAAAAGTATAATAAATGTAGCATCAATTAATAAGGGTTCTAGAATTAAAAAGACTTATACTTATAAAAAATATTTAGAAAATGAAACAGATATTAGATTGACTAGCTGTGTAAATCCCATGTGGTGCATATCAAAGCCCAAAGATGAAGTCTTGATAAAAAATCCGATTTTGGCAAATTACATGAATCCAAACTTTAAAGATTCACTAATATTTTCGAAATCTGCACTTGATTATGGCAGAAGAATAATTGGATCAAATAAATCAATGGATACACTAAGTTCACATGCATTTGAAAAAGAAAAGAAACAGGGTATAAAAACTATCTATAAGAAGCTTGATGATAAAATATCTACTGTTGAAATTAGTAAACAATCCCTACAAAGATTCTTAGAGTGTATTTATTCAGTGATAAAAAAATCTCTGGTCGCACTTCAAGTATACTATAGCAAAGTACAGGTATTAGTTAAAACTCGACCTGAATTTACAAAGGTTATTATGCCAAGAAGTGTATATGCTGAAGAATATGGTAAAAATTCCAACACATCTATGGTTGAAAATTTATTGGTGGAACAGTACTGTGAGATAGAGCAAGTTGATTCAAAGGTTGAAAAATTCATATCATTCTGCAAACATGTTCTGCAGCGGTGTGGTGATATTAAGATCTATAGAGATCCTGAAGATATTGATGATGATTTCAGGAAATATATTGAATTTAAATACACATTAAAAGATGCAACCATGGGTCTAATTCAACCTCATCAACATTTGGCAGAATATGCATTTGATGTGTACAATAACAAGCTAATATTCCAAGGATTAATGGTCAGGTATTATATTGACATCTGTGAAACAATATCAAATCCAAGTTATAACATACCTAGCTATACTTCTCCAAATTCCATCATAATGACATTAGATTCTTTAATGAAGAGAGATGAAATATCATCAAAAATATACATATCACATATAAGAACCAACAGGTTTGATGAATATTGGTTGTCAAGATTTGGTATGTATGTGTATGAAAACTATTTTGTAAAGTACAAGTTGGGATATAGAATTAAAATAGCCGCAAATGAAAAACTAATGCCAACAATGAAGAAAGTAAGGAATTTACGTGAACCATTTAAATTCATTTGTTCTCTAGTTGCAAATGATCCTAGTTTATTCATCCAAATGACTGAATCACCTGATTTCCAGATTTCAGGTTGGAAATACTCTGATATAATTGCTGAAATGAAGAGCACAACAGATTTCAGCTACAATCTATTTCTTTACATGATGAATGAAATAAATTTCCAAACATTAATGAGAGTCATGAATCTGAACAGGCGTGTCTGGAATCATTGGTTGATGAAAACTGACAGTGAACCTTCAGATCCAAATGCTTCAATTGCACTTTATATGTATCAATCAACAGTTGTTAAAGTCCAGACCAAAACGATTGGTGGTGGTGTCACTTTTTCGATGCTATTATTGAGACATGGCATGCAACATAGACAGGCATTTGATGAGATCTCTAAAAAAATAGCTTCTGATTATGCCCCACAGTTGAGGATTGCAAACATCACTCCTCAAACTTCTTTTGGTCGTTTACAATTTTGCGTGAATGAGTATGGAAGAACAGTTAAACCAGGATCTTATAGATCTTCGTGTATTTGTAATGTTAATATAGCAGCTTTAACTGATCTTAAACCAGACATTGCCTATAAAGAAAACACCATAAATCAGATCGTAACTATAATCAGTCCCACATTTGAAGGAGAATTTGTATTCAAGTTGAATACATATTGTGATAGCGAATACTATACCTGTGTTATGTTAGAGAACTTAGATTTAAACAGGGTAATGATATTGGACCATCTGTGCAGAGGGAAGTATTTGATCGAAAACCCAGAATATTTCACTGAGATATCAGATCAAATAACACCTGGAGCATGCTTAGCACTATTTTCAAACAATGTAAATAACAAATTGTGGTCAAACACAATAGATACATCTAAATTTGCAAAGCTTGTTCATATTGGCAATTATCTCAAAACTGAACATGAAGCCAGTATTGTGACGAAGTTATGTGATTCATTGGTTGCTATCTGTGCTCTGAATGGTATAGATCACACTCTCAGTCTGAAACCTGACAATTTCATTAAATCATTAAGACAATACAAGCTTAGCTATGGCTTTCATGAAGAATTTTATAATAATTACAAGAAGAACGAACGTGAACCATATACTGAACTAATTATGGCTATTGCATCAACAGCTGGTGACCCATTTCAGAAAGTCATTTTAGCAATTATAACAATCTTTAAAGCATATACAGATTTATTCATTTCATATAAAACTGACGAGGTTGAATTTTAAACTCATGTGATTTATTTGATTCTAATTAAGAACGCACTTAATGGTGTGACTATCCTTATATTTTGAAATTTAAAGTATTTTGCTGATTTGATTTAATTAAGGGAGAACACTACT